AAGGGTTGGAGACACAGTAGGCGGTGCGACCTCAATCTTAAATACTTTTGCAAGCGGTACAACAGCAGGTCGTAAATATCCAACTACTGAAGCAGGTGGAACGTTAGCGTGGGAAGATACAGGAACTGCGGACATTCGTCTAACAGTGACAGCGTCAGCGGCAACTACTGCCGGAGAAGTACGGTTTACTATTCTGTACGCTCAGAACAATAACCTTGGTTAAGGGAGGTTATTATGGCTGGTTCAGACGTAAAAACTAAACGACTGGCGGCTACAGGTTCCGCGGGTGTGGGTCCAGCCCGCATCCGCCAAGTTCAAGTTAAGACAACAACCGGTAGTCCCCGACTTACTATTACAGATGGTAACGGGGGTTCTACTGTTTTGGACATGGACCTAAATGCGTCAGACACCCACTCCGTAAACATACCGGACGAAGGGTTGCGTGTAAGCGACATTTATGTGTCGTTGTTTACAGCATGTACTTCTGTGACGGTTTTTTATAGTTAGGGGTAATCATGGCCGGATCGGATTTAAAAGCAAAGTATCTTACCGCTACGGGTACGGTAGTAAGTGGTCCGGCCCGGCTTAATGCAATTCATTACCATTCCGCGGGTTCTACGGGGTCCGTTGTTTTGCGTGATGGGGGCGCGTCGGGAACCACTGTATTTACGTTAGATTTTCATGCAAATTCGACGGGTGATCTGACAATACCTCAAGAGGGGGTAAGGTTTAATACAGACATTCATGCAACGTTTACCCACGTAACTAGCATGACGTTTTTTTACAAATGAGGGTGTTATGGCGACAACTAAAAACGTAGAAAGACTGCCGTCCGGAAGGTTAAAATACCGGGGAGAAACATTTGCAGGATATAATAAACCCAAGCGCACTCCCGGAAAAGCCAAAAAAAGTGCCGTTTTGGCAAAAAAAGGCTCTGAAGTTAAATTGGTTCGGTTTGGGGACTCTAATATGTCTATCAAGAAAGACCAGCCGGGAAGACGTAAAAACTTTCGTGCCCGACACAATTGTGACACGGCAAAAGACAAATTTTCGGCCAGATACTGGTCCTGTAAGGCGTGGTGATAGCAGGGAAGCTTTTATAATGGCATATTCGAAAAAATCTAAAGGCGCTTCCAAAAAAAGTAAGGGCAGTAAAATTTGTCCTGCTGGAAAAGCGTGGGCCGAAAGAACGTTTGATACATACCCGTCAGCATATGCAAATATGGCGGCGTCCAAATACTGCAAAGACCCCAACTACGCGAAAAAATCAAAAGGAAAGAGCAGTGGGCGGCGAACTAGCTAAATGGCGAAAGCAAAAATGGGTTAGGATTGATAGCTCCGGCAATATTGCGGGAGAATGCGGGACGTCTGAAGACAAGAAAAACCCGGACAGGTGTTTGCCCATAGCCAAAGCCCGTTCTTTGTCAAAAAGCCAGCGTAAATCTACTGCTGCAAAAAAGAAGCGCGAAGGTAAAAAGGGCAAAACCAACGTAAAAAACACAAAAGCAGCCGAAGTAACGTATGCTGCTACGGGGGGAGAAATACGCTCTACAAAGCCCAAACGCCCGTATAACGGGTCGTCTAAAAACGGCGCTGTAGTGGCCCGGGGCTGCGGAAAGGTGATGGCTAATCGCCGTAAGCACACCAAAGGATCGGTGTCGCGGGCATGAATATAGAGTTTTTCGATCAAAAAGTAGAGGCGGTTATTGTAAAAGAGTTGTTGCAATGGTCCCGGGACGTTTTGGAAAAACCTAACGCGTATTTTAATGATTTGCCGCCTTGCCCTTATGCAAAACAGGCGTGGGCGGAGGACCGTGTTGCAATACTTTTTAAATACGATAATTCATATCAAACGCTTTATAAGTGCATTTCTGAGTTTGACGACGGGTTTGATTTGGCCATAATTGTGGACCTTGCAGATAAAAAGTCTGCGGAAGATTTTCACGATTATTTATATGACTTAAACACCGTTATTTCTGAGGGTATGTTTATTGACCGCGATATTTGGTTAATGGGATTTCACCCGGAAGACGAGGAAAATGAGTTTGTCGAAGACATAGATTTTGAGCCTTTAACCGATACGGAATACAGCTTAATTTTCATACAACGGCTATCAAAGGTACAAAAGTCTTCGGACAGCTTGGTTAAAACAGGTTACTATGATACATATAAGAACGAGTATAACGCTCAAGAGTTAATGGACCGTAGAAAACAACTTTATAGGAGACTGCAAAATGGCAATGCGACCTAAGAAGATGCGCGGCGGCGGCATGGTTAAGAAGATGCGCGGCGGCGGCATGGTTAAGAAGATGCGCGGTGGCGGCATGGTTAAGAAGATGCGCGGCGGTGGAGCGGTTAATAAACGAGCTAAGAAGCGGAGCTAGTCATGGCGGTTTCCGGTACGAAGGCGTTTGAGTTAGACGTCACCGAATATATAGAAGAGGCGTTTGAGCGGTGTGGCTTAGAGGTTCGCACTGGTTATGACATTCGTACCGCGAAACGATCTTTAAACCTTATGTTGGCAGAATGGGCCAACCGCGGGTTGAATCAATGGACTATTGCGCAAACGCAAGTTACTGTTGTTCAAGGTCAAACGGACTATTCGTTGGGGGCAGATACTATTGATGTGTTGTCCGCGGTGGTTCGTAACGATAGTGTGGATTATGGTATTCAACGCGTAAGCCGCGACGAATATCTTAATATTCCTACAAAAAGTTCACAATCTCGGGTGTCGCAATTTTTTGTAGATCGGCAAATAAACCCCACTTTAAAGGTTTGGCCGGCGCCCAATAACAGTACGGATATTTTGATTTTTGATCGGTTAGTTCGCATGGACGACGCGGATACTCCGATTAATACGATGGAATTGCCGTTTCGGTTTTACCCGTGTTTGGCGGCAGGATTGGCTTATTACATTGCCATGAAGCGTGCGCCTGATCGGGTGCAGCTTTTAAAAGCGGTGTACGAAGAAGAGTTTGAGCGCGCGGCAACTGAGGATCGGGACCGGGCGTCATTTAACGTTCAACCCAGTTTGGACTATTATCGGATAAATTAATGAGCAAGTACGCATTAGGCAAAAACGCATATGGCATATCGGACCGTTCTGGTTTTCGATATCCTTTGGGCCGAATGCGTAAAGAATGGACGGGTATGATCGTCGGGTATGACGAGTGGGAGGCCAAGCAGCCTCAATTAGAGCCCCGTCGGAAGGTAATTGATGCGCAAGCGTTAAAGGATCCTAGACCGGACAGAGTGGAGCCGTTAGACGTTTACGTGGGCGTGCCTCTTGTAGAAAACCCTAATCTTCATTCGCCTAATGCGTTTGGGTTTGTTGGAAGTGTGACGGTGACAACATGAGTTTTACATACGCGGAACTTAAAACAGCTATTCAAGATTATACGGAAAACGATGAAACAACGTTTGTAAATAATTTGCCGTTGTTCATACGGTTAGCCGAAGAGCGCATACTTAAAAATGTTCAATTAAGTTTGTTTCGTAAAAATGTTAGCGGCGCAATGACAACGGGTAATCAATACTTAGCCATGCCCAGTGACTTTTTAAGTCCGTTTTCATTGTCTTTTGTGGATGCAAATTCAGACATGACGTTTTTAGAATTTAAGGACGTAGACTTTGTGCAGACGTACAACCCGGATCCTACAACCACTGGAAATCCTAAATATTATGCCGCGTTTGATGTAAGCAATTTTATTTTGGGGCCAACACCAAATGCCGCGCGGGCGGTAGAATTGCATTACTTTTATCGTCCGGCGAGTCTAACGGCCGGAACCGACGCGGGCACTACGTGGCTAAGTAAAAATGCGGAGTTAGCGTTGTTGTACGGCAGTTTGGTTGAAGCCTACACGTATATGAAAGGGGATCCTAACCTAATGCAATTATATAATCAGCGTGTTATGGAGGCGTTGGGTAGGTTGAAAAACCTTGGCGAAGGGCAAGAGACTACGGATCAATATCGTAGTGGGACATTACGGATACAAAGAACATAAGGAGGCTTTTAAATGGCTTTTACAGGAAACTATTTATGCACTTCTTTTAAGAAAGAACTTCTTGAAGGGTTGCATGATTTTAACGTAGGCGCAAATACATACAAACTTGCGCTGTATGATAACAATGCTTCGTTTACAGCGGCGACCACTGTATATACTGCAACGAATGAAATTAGCGGCACAGGTTATTCTGCTGGTGGCGGGACATTGACGAACATTGATCCGACTACAAGCGGAACAACGGCGTTTATTGATTTTGCAGATTTAACGTTTAGCTCGGCAACGATCACTGCTCGTGGTGCGTTGATTTACAATTCAACCAACGGCAACCGCACAGTTTGCGTGTTAGATTTTGGGTCAGACAAAACATCAACGGCTGGTGATTTTACTATCGTATTCCCAACAGCAGACGCAAGTAACGCAATTGTTCGGATAGCCTAATGACTGACATTATCGTTCCAATAGGCGGTTGGTCCCGCTTTGGTTGGGGCGATATGCCGTGGGGTCAAACGGACCTTCCAAAAGCAGTAACCGCTATTGGCTCTGTAACGGTTGTTGCAGAGGCGAATGTCCCTGTAACTGGACTTGAGGCTACAAGCGGCGTAGGCGGCGTAACGGTTGTTGCAGAGGCGAATGTTTCCCCTACGGGCGTAGAAGCTACAGGTGGCGTTGGTTCTGTAACGGTTGTTGCGGAAGCGAATATAAGCGTAACAGGTTTAGCCGCTACAAGTTCGGTTGGTTCGGCAACTGTTGAAGCGGATGCAATAATAACCATACCTAGTGGCCTGCAAAGCCAAGCCTTTGTGCATGGTGGGTATATACAAGTTGAAGCAGACGCAAATGCTCCAGTTACTGGTTTGGGTTCTACAGGATCTATTGGATCCGTAACGATTGAAGTTAGAGCCTCGGTAGAGGTTACGGGCGTTTCGGGCACTGGCGCCGTTGGAACAGTTGTAGCCAACGCAAATGCAAACGTTCTTGTATCTGGACTTTTCGCAACGGGTAGCATGGGTCAGGTTCTCGTGTGGGGAACCATTGTTCCAAATCAAAATCCGAGTTATACTCCAGAAACACCATCTTCCACCCCAGCATGGAGTGACGAAACACCGTCTCAAACTCCGGGCTGGGATGACATAGCAGCATAGGAAAAAATTATGCCTAGTACATATACACTGAATAACGGTATCGAACTCATCGGCACAGGCGAACAGTCGGGCACATGGGGCGATACAACGAACACGAACTTTGAACTTCTGGATACCGCGCTTGACGGTCAGGTGTCTGTAACGCTTGCAGCCACGGGGTCTTCTGGATCTCCTAACACGTTGCCTATCAGCGATGGCGCGTCTTCTAATGGACGTAATCGTTTGGTTATTTTTGGCGATGGCGGGGATTTGGGCGGCACTGCGTTTGTGCAGCTTACTCCGAATGACGCGGAAAAGATTATATATGTGCGGAATAACCTGTCTGGTTCGCGCAGCATCTTGTTGTTTCAAGGGACATATAGCGCAAGTAACGACTACGAGGTGCCTGCGGGTACGACAGCGGTTGTATTTTTTAACGGCGCTGGAACTGGCGCGGTCGCGGCGAACGTCTTTAACAACGCGTTTTTTGACAGCTTGCGTTTGGGTAGCGTGTCAGTGACTGCGATTCTTGACGAAGACAACATGGCTTCGGATAGCGCAACAGCGTTGGCAACACAGCAGTCTATCAAGGCGTATGTAGATACACAGGTTGGCGCGAACAACGAACTGTCCGAGGTTCTAGCTAACGGTAATACGACTGGCGGTAATAACATCGTATTTAGCGCAGGGGACAATATTACCAACGCTTCTGGCGATTTAACGTTAGATGTTGCAGGAGATATTATTCTTGATGCTGATGGAAAGCAGATAATATTTGCGGATGGCGGCACACAGTTTGGTCAAATATCTACAAACAGCACTCCAGCAGATATGGCGATAAAATCTCTTATAAGTGATGAAGATATTATTTTTCAGGGTATTGATAACGGTTCTAGTATTACTGCCCTTACCCTTGATATGTCTGAGGCGGGTAACGCAAGTTTTAATGCGAATGTTACTGTCGGCGCAAATTTTGACGTATCTAGCGGCACGATTAAGCTGGATGGTAATTATCCTACAGGTACAGGCAACGTAGCGTTGGGTAATACTGCTTTAGATAGTGTTGCCTCAGGTGGTTCTAATAACGTAGCTATTGGTAACACCGCAGGTACAGCTTTAACAACAGGAAGCGATAACACTGCTTTGGGTGGCGGTGCGCTTGCCACAGCTTCAACAGCTAATTACAACACAGCCGTTGGGATGAACTCTTTAGGTAGTGCAACAGGCAGTTATAATACGGGTGTTGGGCGTAGGTCACTTAGAAACACTACTTCTGGTCAGTACAATGTTGGGGTTGGTGCTGATGCGTTATTCTCCAACACCACCGCAACCGAAAACACCGCTGTTGGTTACGAAGCTGGTTATGCCAACACTACAGGGATACGAAACACTTCTGTTGGTAAAGGTGCTGGGAAGGGAACAACAACTTCTAATGACAACACGAGCTTTGGAGCAGTAGCCCTAACGAATAATACAACAGGTGCATATAATACTGCATCGGGAGCGTTTTCGCTGTACTCCAGTACCACCGCATCTGGTAACAGTGCATTTGGTTATCGTGCAATGTACACAAACACGGAAGGTGAGTTTAACACTGCATTGGGTCGTGAGGCATTAGAGGCTAATACGACAGCGGATAACAACACGGCTGTTGGCTTCCGTGCTTTGACATCAAATACTACTGGCGCAAAAAACGTAGCTGTCGGACGGGATGCACTTGGTTCTAACACCACCGCATCTGAAAACACTGCTGTTGGAGTTGAGGCTGGGTATAGCGCAACGGGCAATCAAAGACTGTCTCTTCTGGGTTACCAAGCAGGGTATTCTAGTACGAATGGAGACACAACAGCAGTAGGCTATACCGCTTTAAAACAAAACACTACTGGAACAGGCAACACCGCTCTTGGCAGTTATGCACTGACTGCAAACACTACTGCGGGTAACAATACGGCTGTCGGTTTTCAAGCGATGCAAGCAAACGTTACTGGCTTAGAAAACGTTGCTGTTGGTGAAGGTGCGCTTAAAGCTAATCTAAGTTCATACAACGTTGCTGTTGGTCGTTCGTCTATGGTTGCCAATACATCAGGAAACCGAAACACCGCTGTTGGTGAAGGCACTTTGAAAGCCAATACTACAGGTATTAGAAACGTTGCTGTTGGTCGTACCGCACTTATTTCAAACACAACAGGTAGCTACAACACTGGATTGGGTATGGACACTTTAGGTGCTAATACTACAGCATCTAGTAATACGGCTATTGGTTACGCAGCTATGCTTGATAATACTTCTGGCAGCAATGGTGTGGCTGTTGGTGTTAATTCTTTATATAATAACACAACAGGTAGCTACAACGTAGGTGTTGGGGCGCAGTCACTTGAGGCCAACACGACAGGCGCAAATAACGTTTCTATTGGTCATCAGTCTTTACATGCCAACACCACTGCCGACAACAACACTGCCGTTGGGTATCAAGCGGGGTATAGTAATACTACTGGTACACCTAATACCTTTTTGGGTGTAAAGGCGGGGTTTACTAACACTACAGGTGGGCAAAACTTAGCTGCTGGAGGCTTTGCTCTATACTTTAACACAACAGGAGCCAACAATACCGCACTTGGTAGGTCTGCATTAGAAAGCAACACCACCGCCAGCAACAACACAGCCGTTGGGTATCAATCACAATATTCTAACACCACAGGCCAACTAAACACATCTATTGGTAGGCTTGCACTGTATACCAATACCACAGGTAGCTATAACACTGCGTTAGGTACTACATCTTTATACTATAACACCACGGGTGAACAAAACACGACTATTGGCCGTGATAGTATGTTTGAAAATACTACAGGTAACTATAACACGGCAATGGGTCATGCTGCTTTAAACAAAAACACCACCGCCAGCAAGAACACTGCTGTTGGTTACACAGCGATGTATGCCAACACAACTGGTCAAGAGAACGCTGCGTTTGCAAAAGATGCGTTGCAGCAAAACATCTCTGGCAGTTTCAACACGGCAGTCGGACATCAATCTCTTGTCTCCAACACCACCGCCAGCCAAAACACTGCTCTGGGTTATCAGGCTTCTTACGCATCAAACTCAGGGCAAAATGTTTCTATTGGTTATCAATCTATGCTTGATACAACGTCAGGCGGTCTAAACGTAGCCATTGGCTATCGCACCTTGTACGAAAACACCACAGGTGCAAACAACGTGGCTATGGGTCACTCAGCACTTCTAAATAACACCACCGCCAGCAACAACACAGCGGTTGGGTATCAAGCATTACACGATAACACTACTGGCACTTTTAACACTGTTCTGGGTCTTAAAGCAGGATATGAAAATATAACTGGCAGTGAAAATGTTTTGATTGGGCATGAAGCGGGTCGTGATGGAACTGCTCTTAGTGCTTCAACTATGATAGGTCGTATGGCAGGACGCACTGCAACTGGGGCAAGTAATACTTTTCTTGGGCATGAGTGTGGGATTTTAGTTAGTAGTGGCGCTAAGAACACCATCATAGGCCGCTACAACGGCAACCAAGGCGGCTTGGACATCCGCACCTCAAGCAACAACATCGTGCTGTCGGATGGGGATGGTAATCCTAGGTTGTTTTGGCACGGAGGAAATTCATATCCTTACTGGGATATGAGAAGCGATACCAACGCCCAAAACATAGCAATATTTAGACACTTAGGAAATACCCCCTATGGCCCTGCCATTGGTTTTAGTAACGCCTCACCTAACAATACAACTGCTTACTTTTTGCAATGCACTGATTCAACCACAGATAGGATGAGGATTTATTCTAACGGCAATGTTGTAAATACAAACAATAGTTACGGTGCTATCTCAGACATTAAGCTGAAAGAAAACATTGTTGATGCTTCATCGCAATGGGATGACATCAAGGCGTTGACTGTCCGCAAGTACAGCATGAAAGCAGATAATCTTGACGCACCAAATATGCTGGGGGTCATTGCGCAAGAAGTTGAAGCGGCTGGAATGGGCGGTCTTGTGTTTGAAAGCCCAGATAAAGATGATGATCTGAACGATCTTGGAACAGTCACTAAGCAGGTCAACTACTCCATCCTCTACATGAAAGCAGTCAAGGCACTGCAAGAGGCAATGGATCGTATTGAAACTCTAGAGGCAAAAGTAACTGCCCTAGAAAACGCATAACATTAGTCAGAAAAGGAGAAAGACATGACTGATACACCAACTGCGGAAGAAATCGCACAACACTACACAGCAATGGGTCACTCTGTTGACTTGCTAAACGCTGGCAAACCAGAGGACATGGAAGATGCTGAATGGGCTGACACTGTGTCACGCAACGTAGAGCATCTACAGCTAATGGTTGCTAAAGACTTCTGGACTACAGAAGATATGACTGCTGCCAATGCAGCTATTGCAGCTAACTCGTAAAACTTTAACATAGGAGACTCGTAATGGGAAAAAATGAAAAGACCCCGATTACAGTCAACGACATAGAATACTTTGTCGAAGACATGACGGATAAACAAAAAGCAATGCTAAACCATGTAAACGATCTAGGGCGTAAAATGGATAACGCTCAGTTTAACTTGGACCAGCTTGCGGTAGGCCGTCAGAAGTTTGTTGAACTCTTGGCTGACGCTTTGGAAAATCCAGAGGAAGTCGAAGAGGCGGAAGTTGTAAACTAGGGGTGCTAAATGCCACTGACCAAACTCCAGTTCCGACCCGGAATAAACAGGGAAACCACATCGTACTCTAATGAGGGCGGTTGGTTTGATATGGATAAGGTCAGGTTTCGTTTTGGCTTTCCAGAAAAAATAGGTGGGTGGGAGCCCAGTTCTTCCACCTACTTTTTAGGTACATGCCGTGCGTTGCACCCATGGGTCGCGCTAAACGGCGAACGGTACTTGGGTGTAGGTACGCACTTAAAGTATTACATTAACGAGGGCGGCGGGTATAACGACATTACGCCTATTCGTGCAACTACGGCTGCGGGGGACGTAACGTTTTCGGCCTCGGCCAATACGTTGTCTGCGGGCATTAGTGCCATTGACGATAATATCCCGCTTACAAGCGCGAGCGGATTTCCGGATTCCGGTATTATTAAAATTGGTACAGAGATTATCAGCTACGCCAATATCTCCAGCAATACTCTAGTGGGTTGTGTGCGGGGTATTCGTAGCACCACGGCTGCGGCGCATTCCTCTAGCGCGGCAGTTACTTGCTCCACGATTATTGTGACCGACACCGATCACGGTGCTTTAGAAAACGACTTTGTTACGTTTTCAGGGGCAGCTACGTTAGGCGATGCTGTTACGGCGGAGATATTAAACCAAGAATACCAAGTCGTTTATGTTAAAAACGACAACAGCTACTACATAAACGTTCGCTCCGTTGCTTCTATTTCTTCGATCACTACCTCGGGCGGAATAGATGACACGCTTGTTTTTGCGTCTACGAGCGATAGCGGCAATGGTGGCTCAAGCGTTGTGGGCGCATATCAAATCAACACGGGCCTTGATACCACAATCACTGGCACTGGCTGGGGCGCGGGAACGTGGAGCCGTGGAACATGGGGCAGTGCAGCGTCGTTGTCTGCGTCGGGACAAACCCTTCGTATCTGGTCGCATGATAACTTTGGTGAGGATTTACTTATCAACGTGCGCGATGGGGATATTTTTTACTGGGATAAAAGCAACGGCGTCAGTACGCGGGCCGTGGAGCTTGCTTCGTTAGCCGGGGCTAATACGACGCCCACAATTGCCAAAAAGGTTTTGGTATCTGACCGTGACAGGCACATTATAGCGTTTGGTTGTGATAGCCAGACTAATCCGGGGGTACAGGATCCGTTGCTTATCAGGTTTTCGGACCAAGAATCTCTAACCGATTGGGCGGCAACGGCCACAAATACGGCCGGGGATTTGCGTTTGGGCTCGGGGTCCGAGATTATTACTGCTATCGAAACGCGCCAGCAGGTTCTTGTATATACAGATGTATCACTACATGCGATGCAGTTTTTGGGTCCGCCGTTTACGTTTGGTATTAACACGGTGTCTGAAAACATTACGATTGCGGGGCCGTTAGCGGCGATTGCGGTTGAAGACAATGTGTTTTGGATGGGTGCGGAAGAGTTTTATGTGTATGGCGGTGCGGTGCAACGGCTGCCCTGTACGGTTCGGGACTATGTGTTTAGCGACATTAACACAGACCAGCTTGAGAAGGTTACGGCGTCTACCAACACCGCGTTTTCAGAGGTTTGGTGGTTTTATCCGTCTGCTTCCAGCAGTGAGAATGACCGTTATGTGGTGTACAACTATCAACAGCAGATTTGGTATTATGGCACGTTGGCCCGCACGGTTTGGCTTGATCGTGGCGTGGAAGACTTGCCGGTGGCCGCGGGCACAGATCATGTGCTGTATTTCCACGAACAAGGTTTTGATGACGGCAGCACCAACCCGGCCAGCGGCATTAGTGCGTATATTGAAAGCAGTCAGATGGACTTGGGCGAGGGCGATCAGTTTGCCTTTTTACGCCGTATGATACCGGATTTAACGTTTCGAGACAGCACCAATCAAACGCCGCAAGCTACAATGACGTTGAAAGCGCGTAATTACCCGGGCGGCAATTATTTACAAAGCAATGCTAAGATTGTGGAGAAAACGGCGTCGGTGCCGGTAGAGCAGTTTACGGAACAAGTAAACGTGCGATTACGCGGCAGGTCGTTTGCTTTTAAGATTGAAACGTCGGACGCCGGCACAACATGGCGCCTTGGGTCGCCGCGTGTGGACGTTCAACCAGACGGGATGCGTTAATGTCCCGAAACCTTGTTCTTCCCTTCTTTCCAATTGCTCCAACGGAGTATGACCAGCAGTATCTTGCGGAGGTTGTACGTTCATTTGCGGTGTATTTGGAACAGATGCAAAACCCCGGGGAGGGACGCAATACTTTTGCGGTATTTACTAATTTACAGACGGATGACAGTGGATTAGAGCCGGGGGCTATCTTTAACCATGATGGATATGTTAGAGTACCCCTAGCACATTCTCCCTATGTTCGCGGTTCGCAGGCCACGGGCGGTGTAGGCACAGTAACGGTGACAATAACATGAGCGATACTATTATTACTATGGCAGACGGCTCTCGCTGGAAACCTTCCACAAGTTCTGATATGGTGCATTGTATAAATTGTAATAACGCAGTGGATACCCCCGAAGAAGTTGCGAGTTACCCGGATGGAAAATGTCCTGATTGTAACGAGCCTTGGACGGGTTCTGAAGCGCGCAGCACGGTAATTTCGGTCACTGCGCCCGAAGCTATTAGAGGTGAGGCATGATGGCAAACAATGGCGCACAAATGATAGAGGTTGATGACCGCGGTATTGGCTCCTTTCTAGCTTCCAACATGGACGAAATAGACGACAGCATTTTAATGTTTGGCGCTCCTAAGGGTATTAACTCTATGCGAGATGTGGCGGAGCGCATGGCGAACATGGGCCGCGAGGGCGATGAATACATTGTTCATGCTTCTGAGCGGGAAGTTATGGTTCCCCGGGAGGTTGCGGAGAAAAACCCTGAAATGCTGGCCATGATTAATCAGGCTATTGCTGCGGAGGGGGCGGATCCTGACGCGTATGTGGTTGGATCAGATAGTAACTCGGTTAATCCTATGACGGGGCAGCGAGAGTTTTTTCTTAAAAAGCTTGTTGGTGGAATTAAAAAGGCGGTAAAGGGCGTTGTAAACGTCGTTAAAAAGATTGCGCCTGTTGTTTTACCCTTTGTGTTAAATGCTGTTTTTCCCGGCATGGGCACAATTGCCTCTGGCGCGTTGGGCGCGGGCCTCGGGTCATTGGCGCAAGGCAAGAGTTTTGAAGACAGTATGAAGGCGGCGCTTATTGGTGGCGCTATAGGCGGTCTTTCGTCCGGCATTGGTAATATTGGAAAAGAAGGTGGTTTCTTAGGCGGCATTGGAAAAGGCTTCCAAGGCGATCCAGCGTATAGTTTCTTTGGCCGCAAGCCGATGGCGGGGGCAACTCCAAACGTAGCGGGTTCAGAGTTAGCGCGTCTTGGAGAAACGGGAAAATCCGCAGTTGAAGGCAGTAAAACTTTTGCACAAACCGCAAAAGACGTTTTGTTGCCCAGCAAGCAAGACTTATTGGCTAAAAACATAGAATCTTTTAAGGCTACTGTTCCGGGGTTTAGTACATTAACTGCGGCTGAACAGATAGCACAAGCGGCTCCCGGCGTACTTCAGCAATTTGGCCCCGCGGCATTAGCCGGCACAGGCGTAGCCTTTGCGGCGGGCGCGTTTGATCCGCCAGAAGGGCAAGGCTTGCCCGAAGGATTTAGCCCGTATCCGGAACTAACGCAGGAAGAAATCGACGCGGTGCGCGTGGGCGTTCCAGAGCGTTATCCGCTTCCCGGCGTAAACGACAGCATTGTCCCTGCCTCCAGCGTTCCCGGCATAAGCGCAACAAACCAAGACATGGTACAAATGGCCGGCGCAATGCCTAACGCCATGGCTCAAGACCCCAATGCACCGTCTTTTGCACTGCCTGATCTGCAACTGCCTGATCTGCAAGCATTAATTGCGCAAGGTCAAATAGGCAGCGATCAAGTGTTTGGCTATGACCGCTTTGGCAACCCAATAAGTGGTATTTACGCGGCAAACGGTGGTGGCGTACAAAATTTCCCGCGCCGTAATGGCCCTATTTCTGGTCCGGGTACAGGCACTTCCGACAGTGTTCCGGCCATGCTTTCAGATGGCGAGTTTGTAATGACCGCCGATGCGGTGCGTGGCGCGGGCGGTGGAAGTCGTCAACAAGGCATGAAAAACATGTATAATATGATGCGAATGTTTGAAGGGGGTGCCGTAGCATGACCGACACAACAAACTATGGCACCGTTAATACCTCAATAACGCGCCAAGACCCCAACATTGAAAAGTACCGCCGCGCGCTGTTAGCCGACGTACAACAGTTTATTGCCAACCAAGTACAAAACCCTCAAGCGCCGCCCGCATATCAAGTTGCGGGACTGGGACAGCCCGAGTTAGATGCCATTGCATTAGCGCAACAAGGTGTTGGACAATACGCGCCCTACCTACAAGGTGGGGCTAACGCTATTATAGGCGGACAAAACTACATCCAACAAGGCGGCATTCCGGCCTTGCAACAAGCCATGACTAGCATGGGCGGCGGGCAAGACTTTATTAACCAAGCGGCGCAATTAGCGGGCAATACCCGTAATATTCCTTATGCCTATCAAGCGGCCGCTAACCAAGGCATTCAAGACGCCGTGCAGCTGGGCACGGGCATGGGTGCAGGGGCATTAGCTCAATTACAGCAATCCTCGGCCCTCGGCTCAACTCTCGCGGACCTCGGTGCAGAGTCTCGACAGTTTGGCTTTGACGCGGCAGGGGACATTCGTAACCAAGCAGCGGCCTCCGCAGCGGGTACGCAGGGCGCGCAGGACGTTCTAGGCACCAATATCGGTGACTTAGGAACCATTCAACAAATGGCTGGCGAGGGCCTGCGAGGTGCGGCGGGTTCAGGAATTGCAGGATTAGATGCGGCTACCGCCGGAATGCGCGGGCAGGCTGCGGCAACAGGGCAGGCTCTTGGAGGTTTTGCGCAGGGTGCGCAGGATATCGCGGGAACAGCCGGTGCAAATTTACGAGGATTAAACGCGCCCTTGGGTCAAGGGTTAGGCGCGGCTACCACGGGCGCCCGTGGGGCCGCCGCAACCGGGCAGCAAGGCGCGGCGACTGCCGCTCAAAATGCGCGTCAATCTGTTGCCGCCGCGCAGCAAATGCTTGGCGGTACAACAGGGCAGTTTGATCCCGGTGGTATTGGCGCATTTATGAGCCAGTATGAAGATCAAGCGGTACAACAGGCGCTTGCCGATGTTGCCCGTCAAGGTGAAATACAACAGAACCAGCTGGCCGCACAGCAAGTCGGCGCGGGCGCCTTTGGCGGTTCTCGCGGCGCGATTGCACAAGCCGAGCTTGGTCGCAACGTTTTGGAACAACAAGGGCGCACAGCGGCGCAAATGCGGCAGGCCGGATTTACCGACGCCGCGAACCGCGCGCAAACAGCCTTTGAAGCCGCACAAGGCCGCGGGCAAACAGCCGCCACACAAATGGGTAATCTTGGCCTGTCCGCCGAGCAACTGGCACAAACCGGTTCTTTGCAGGGCGCGCAACTTGGGTTGTCTGCCGAGCAACAAGCGTCGGCTAATCAGCAGGCTATTGCGCAAACGGGCATGAATATTGAACAATTGGCCGCATCTACTGGAATGAGTGCGCAACAACTTTCCGGTCAATTCGCGGGTCAAGCAGGTCAAATGGGCATGACTGCGGAGCAAGGGGCTGCAAAAAATGCCGCTCAAATGGCGCAACTTGGTATGTCTGCGGAGCAAATTGCTGGGCAGTTGGGTATTTCCGTAGAGCAGGCGCAAAACGCCGCCGCGCAAGGCATTGCAACGTTAGGGCAAGGGCAAGCGCGTCTTGGAATGCAGGGCGCACAAGCTGCCGGGCAAATGGGTATTGCGGGCTTGGGTCAGGCCGGGTCACAAACGCAGGCCGGGGCAAACATTGGAATGCAGGGCGGTCAGGCCATGGGCAACTTGGCCAATCAAATGGGCAACCTTGGTTTGCAAGGGGCGCAGCAACAAGGCCAGCTTGGTCTTCAGTTTGGTCAATTGGGTCAAGCAGACGTCGCACAGCTTCTTGCTATGGGCGGCCAGCAACAAAATCTTGGTCAGGGCCTTGGCGCGTTGGCCGGGCAATACGGTCAATTTGGCACGCAGCTTGGCGCACTTGGTGGTCAGCAAGCCAATATCGGGTCTATGCTGTCTAGTCTGGGCTCACGGGATATATCCAACCTTATTACGTCGGGCGCTCTGGAAAGAGGTATTCGCCAAGCGGGTCTGGACGCCACGCGGCTTACCACTACAGCGCAGCAAGCGCAGCCGTACCAGCAATACGGATTCTTGTCAGACATTTACATGGGTGTACCAACGTCGCAACAAACGGTTACAGCAACGTCTACGCCACAGGTTTCACCATTTCAAACGGCCCTTGGCTTGGGCATACAGGGACTTAGCGCCGCGGGCGGTGCTAGAGAAGCGGGGTTATTTTAATGAACGTACCTAACCAATACAAAGGGTTTTCACGCCTGCCGGAGTCTGTTCAACAAAAAATGGATCCCAGTTTAGCACAACGGTATCAAATGGGCGGTCCCGTAATGCAACGTCCTTTGTTTCGCCAAGCTGGCGGTCCAGCGCAACCCATGCCGCAAGATATGATGCCTCCCCCACCACCTCCCGCGGCCCCCGGTCCAATGGGCGGTCAAATGGGGCCACAAGAGCAGCAGCTTATTGCGGCGGAGCAGAGCATGGCGGGTCAAATGGAGCAAGTTGGCCAAGAGTATGCCGGTCAAATGATGGCGGGTTTGGACGCGGCCGAAGACATGAAGGGCGTTATTGACGCTTTGCGGGGCAACGATAAGCCGCTTCAAGCTAGATACAATGAATTAGCCGGCTTGGTTGGTCCCGAGGATGCGCAGGCTACTCCGGAATCAGTTTTAGCGTTGGTGCAGCCCACAATTATGATGACCGAGCAAGGTGCCGTGGACAGCGGTATTGGGGAACTGATGCAGGGGATTGCGTCGAATGTAGAAATGGAAACCCCCACCGGGGCACCTACCCCGATGGCTGGAGGGGTTGGCGCACTTATGGCACAGGGGGCGGGCAACACTCCTCCCGCAAATTTTAGTCAGGGCGGCCCGGTAAGATTACAGGGCGGAGGCGATCCTACTTTGGAAAACCTCTATCAGCAGATGTTGCCCACCTATCAGAGCATTATGGGCGATCCTGAACAACAAAAGCAGGCGGCGCGGTCGCAGGCATTGTTTGCTATAGCGGATGCGGCCGGTAGGTTTGCTGCCGGACAGGGCGCGGGCGGTCAAGATTTACGTGGTCTTTCTCCTGCGGCGCAGCTTGCGGGCGCTACAACAGGTTTGGGCGCACAACTTGGGGCGCTTGGCGCGGCCAATCAACAACAAGAACAGGCTATGAAGCTTGCCGCATTGCAGGCAGCGCAGGGCGAGTATTCGGCAATAACCGCGGCCCAACGCGTGCGTGCAGGGAAATCTCCTGAATTTAGCATAACGACGTTGTTTGGCCCAGACGGAAAGAAAAAAAGCATTAACACGGCAACCTCGGAAGGCATATTAGAAGCTCAAAAACTTATAAGTTCGGGATATACGGATCAAAAGCCTTCCGACGAAAAAAGTAAATTTACCGAATTTGACGGAAACTTGTATGACGTCAGCGGGCAAAAGCCTGTTTTAGTGTTAAAGGGATCAAATAATCGAGACATTGAACAAGTTGGGGACACGTTGTTAGACATTACCGATCCGGATAACATAATAACTCTTTATACCGACGAAACTTCTGAGCAAAAAGTAACTACGATAGATGGCCAGTTAATTGATTATACGGATCCAGCAAATGTTAAAATTCTGTATTCGGCCACTCCGGACATAAAAACAATTACGGTTGGAAATGTTGTATTAGATATTACAGATCCAACAAAAATTAAAGAATTGTACAAAGGTTCCGCACCTCGAAAAACAACTACTGTAGATGGCCAGTTAATTGATTATACGGATCCAGCAAACGTTACAGTTTTGTTTGGTGACAAAACTCGCAAGTATCAGGTTATGGGTGGTAAGCTGTTGGATATTACGGATGCAAGCAATGTTGTTACCGTTCACGAAACAGCGCAGAAACCGGACATTCGTATTTTTAACAACCAAGCGGTGGACTTTACCGACGTTTCAAATCCAAAAGTAGTGTTTACTGCGCCAAAAGAAACAAAAACAGCTAATGTTGGCGGAGTTTTGTTGGATGTTACGGACATTTCAAACGTTAAAGAATTGTACCGACAGGATCCGGTGCAAAAAACGGCTACCGTTCAAGGTCAGTTAATAGATTATACGGATCCCGCAGACGTTAAAGTTCTGTTTGGGGATAAAACACGGAAATATCAAGTTATTGATAACACGTTGTTGGATATTACCGATCCCGGCAATCCCGTTGAAGTATTTAAAGCGAAGACAAAATCGGACATACGAATTGTGGATGGACGCGCCGTGGACTTTACTGATCCGGATAATCCTAAAACTATTTATGAAGCACCGAAAGACGTTAAAACAACTACTATCGGAGGGGTGCTGCTAGATATTACTGATCCAAACAATGTTAAAGAGCTTTACAAACAGCCGGGAGAACAAAAAACAACCACTGTTTCGGGGCAACTAATTGATTACACAGATCCCGAAAACGTTAAAGTTTTGTTTGGCGATAAGAAACGAGAATATAAAGTGATTAACGGAACGCTATTGGATATTACCGATCCTAGTAGTCCCGTTGAAGTGTTTACCGTGGCCGAGAGCCCACAAACCCTTACCGAAAGAATGCAGGCCATTGTTCAAGACGTTGACCTTATGAAGCGTTACAGCGAAGGTAAAACAACGCCGTCGGAAGAGGCTAAAATACAAGGGGCTATTTCCGAATTGTCCACTCCACGAGCGGGGTCAAATGTTGCTCCTCCGTTGCCCGTTATTATTCAAGACGCCGAAAAAGCTAGAGCCGCATTGGGTCTTCCAACACAAATACCAATGCCCGAAGAAACCCCAACGGATATTGCTAATAACTTACCGTTAAAACAGTACGGCGGCGCGGCGTTTGGAACAGGGGCCTTCTTTAGAAACATGTTTAACGCAGGCGTTTCTATTTTCTTTGAAGGCGCTCCTGCGGAAAGAACAAAAGAGGGGCTTTCTGCACTAAATAGTTTAAATGAAAGTGCAAAAATTGCGTTTAGAAACATGACGCCGGGCCGTGCAGAAGAAGCGGTTACAAATTTTGCTACGCTTTTGCCGAAAGGTGCAAAAATTATTGGGAACCGCACTACCGCAGCTTCCCAAATAAGGTCTTTGATTACGTTTTTTGAACGTGAAGTGGATCAAGCTCAAAAAGATTTAGTTACGATTGGTTCTTTTTCTGAACGCCAAAAGGCTGAACAAGCGTTAGAGCAGGGGGTTGCCATTATAAAAGCGTATAATTCTTTACTAGACGGCATTCAACAAGATTTGAATCCGGCAAAACCAAACGTTGCCGACTTTGACCGCGACAGTAAATCTTATGGCCAAAATGGGGGATAAAGATGACCGACACTAATGTTCAGTTAGGCCCTACAATTCAAGCCGCCGAGGCGCTGCAACCAAAAAAAATTGACTATGATTACAACGCGGCCCGCGAAGCGGGGCTTACCGATGCGGAAATAGCCGACTATTTGGCCGCTGAAACACAATATGATATCGCCGGCGCACGTGAAGCCGGTATCAAAAACCTAGACGTCATCTCGCATCTTTCCACCGTCCGCGATCCCGGGGCCTTAGCCACTTTGGCGGAGGGCATTAACCGAGGAATGACTGAAACAGGAGGAATGGGTCTTGGCGCTTACGGCGGTTTTAAGGCGGGTGTTCCCCTTGCTGCCGCAGCCAGCGCAGCATTTCCTCCCGCGGCGCCTGTTACGGCGCCCGTTGTTTTAGGGGCTACCACCATAGCGGGAGCTTTAACCGGAGGGTATCTCACTAACGAGCTTAACGAATATTTCTTTCCCGAAGCACCTTTGCGCCGGGGGCTATACGAAGGCGGCCGTACCTTTGGCGGAGGCATCTTACCGTTACCTGTTCCGTATTTAGCCGCTTCACGGAACGCGGCCCTTGGGCCAGCCATGCACATTCGGGAGTTTGTTAAAAAACAAGGCGGAAAACCTATTGCGGCTACTCCTGTTGAACAAGTGTTGGAAACAGCAATGACGCGGCCCATGTCTTTTGCGGCCATAGAAACAGGAGCGGCAGGAACCTCGGCGTTGGCAGGCGGCCTGTCGGAAGAGCTTGATCCCGGAAATGTTTTAAAGCGTACTTCCGCAGAAATTACAGGGGCTATATTTAACCCTGCGCAAATACTCCGAATAACTGCGCCGGTTATTCAACCCTTAAAAACAGCTTTGTCTACACTAACCACCGAAGGCCGATACAAACGTCTTGGAACTAAAGTTGTGAAGATTTTAGAAGACGCCGGCGAAGACCCTACGGCAGTTTTAAAAGCGTTGCAGTCGGACAGAGAATTAGCCACATTAGCCGCAGACGCCGGCGTGGATTTAGACACGACTACTGCGGCGGGCAAAGCTTTGTCCCCTACTTTAGCAAAGTTGCAAGCAGATATTGCTGCCGATTTAAAATCTGGACCTACGTTGGAACGGGCGTCCTTACAAAACCTTACCGCCATGACCAAAATGGTGGATTTAATGATTGCCATGGACGATCCGAGTCTTTTGGAAGCGGCCGCAACGATGCAGCGCAACATATATGAAGAGCTTCTACAATCTCGGTTAAATCAAGTGGAAGGCAAAGCCGCGGACACTGCGGGCAATATTATCTCCACTACGCCTACCGCGGCGAAAAAAGCAGGGGAAGTTATTGAAACGCAAACGCGTCAAGTATTAACGGAAGCGCGCGACCAAGAGAGAATTCTCTATACGCGTGTGGACAAAACTGAGCCCGCTGCGGCAGGAAGTGTGGTTGCAGCGTTTGACAAAATTCGTGCAGATTTATTACCGGAAAGTCCTTTTCCCTCGCTTATTACACGTTTTGTTAATAGAGTTTCTGGCCGCGACATGGAAACCGTGGAGGATGCTTTTGTTGTTGGCTACCGGGAAACGCAAGACGAAATAAGTCGGTTGCGCTCGATTGCAGATAAAAGAAAAGACAAATTTCAAGAATTTGAAACTAAATACCCCGGTGCCGCGGACCGCGTAGACGGCGCTCTTGCTTACGGCATGGACATGAACGCAATCATCGCTGAAATAAAGTCAGATTTAGGCAGCTTTGACACCGTAATAAGAGACTTAGCCAATGTTGCAGGAAATTATCGGGAAAAAGGGCTCGACGTTGTGGGCAGTGATTTGTCCGCGGTTGAGCGCGCTCGTGTGGCGTCTCACGCAGAACGATTAATTGATTTTTTACAAGCCGAGCAAAAGGTAATTGATACACAAGCGTATCAGCGAAACTACTCTGCGCGTTTACAAGAATCTCAAGCGGCGGAAGCGGCCCGCGCTCCCGACGCGCCAGATGTAACAGTTGGCGATTTAACAAGATTTCGCAGCGAAATGCTTTCTATGGCCCGCGACGCACGGGCCGCGGGAAATTACCGCGACAGTAATTTTTATGGCCAAATGGCAGAGGCGGCTCTGGATGATTTAGGGTTAGCTTCTCAAACAATAGGCCCTAAAACTCAAAACCAATTGAACTTGCAGGCGGCCCATAATTTTAGTCGGTCTTTAAACGACGTTTTCACGCGGGCGTTTAGTGGCGATATATTGGGAAAAAGCAGAACCGGAGCGGCAAAACTACCCCCTGAATTGGTTTTTGACACAGTTATGCGCGGGAGTGCCAACGCTACTAATTTAAAGCTGTTGCAAATTCAAGACGCCGCACGGTTCATGGCGGACAATGCGGGAGAAGACTTTGCAGATAGTGCGGCCGCGCGTCTGGGCACAGTGCGTGGCGCGCAAGAAACAATGCTGCGAGGGCAGGCGTCAAACTTTTATAACCCTGCAACGGACCGCGTAAACATGAACGGTTTGACCGCATGGATGCGCCAAAATGACGAAGCGTTAAGTATGTTTCAGTCATTGAAAGACGACTTAACAAATTCGGTAACAGCGCAGAAGTTGTTGGCAGATGCTAGAAAAGAGGACAGCCTGTTTAGAAAGGGGCTCGACAACCAACTTGCTCTTTCTGCGTTTTTAGGGAATGCGGAAACGCCTGCCGCGGGGGTTGGGACGTTAATTGGTTCTCCCGGCAACCGCCCAAAGAACCCTGCTTCAAACTTAAATGCTGCGGCAAAAGCCGCTACGCAAACAAGTCCCGAGGTGGCGGCGGGTTTGCGAGACGCTATTTTAGATCATGCGTATGTTTTTGCCGGCGGCGCAGATG